TGTTAATGTCCTCCTGAATATCCCTGAGACGGCGGATCATGCCGTAGGGCATTCCATCACGCCCCCGGCGATAGCCCCAGATCGGCGTAAACGGAAAGCGGTTGTGCCTGTAAGGTGTCGGAGAAAACCAGAGCAGGCCAGCCGAGGTGAACAGCGCCACGTGCATCAGCATCGTGGTCTTTTCCACCAGCTCGGCTTGGCCCGAATTCACCTGTTCCACGTGCCCCGGAGAAGACGGGTCAAACAGGTCGCCGGAGAACTGCCCGCCCTTGAGCCTGGAGGCGATCACAGGCCGGCGAATCCAGCCTTCGATGATACGCACCCGCTGGCGCTTGTTCTGGGCAAAGGAGGCCGCCCGAATGCCGCCGCTGGTCTCGTTCTCATATTCCGCCGAGTCCATGGCTTCATCGCCATATTGCCCGACGAAGTACGTCGCATCGCTGTCCGAAAGCGACTGGCGCAGAACCTCATAGCGCTTCGGAAACAGCGCCTCCGCAATGTCCAGATCAACCCACTTGGAGCGAAACAGATACCGCGCGTCCGAAAGATCAAGCTCGGTCGCCGCTGTGTCCCACAGCATATTGCGCCAGCTTTCATAGCGCGACGCGATAGGCTCTTCGTCGTCGGCGTCCTGAATCCCATCTTCAAGCCAGCCGATGCCGACCTTGACGGAATCCTCGAATGCGCGCGAGCGGTGGAACGGCGTGCGGTTCACATCCGAAAGGTACTTGAGGAGCGCCGTTTTCTTCTCCGCCGGCTTGCCGTCTTCCTTCCGACGTGGGAGAACCTTGAAGTCCGACCGTCCGCGCTTTTCCGTGCCGAGCACCCAATCGACAGTGGATGCGATCACGTTGTAGACGATGGGGGCCTGGCCTCGGTCTTTCAGCACCTTAGCATCTTCCGGGCGCCACTGGATGGAATCGTAGAAATCCTCATCCACAGCCTGTTCAAGGCGGTTCTCGTTCTGCCGATCCAGCTCGCGGGCATAATAATCCAAGAGCGTCCCGTGCAGGCGCACCAGATCCTCACCGTCCAGATCGCTCGGCTTCGGCGCAGCCTTGACCTGTTCGATCTTGGGGACCGGACTATCCGTGCGCTTGGCGGACACCTCAAACACGGGCCGTAATCTCCCGCTCGGTCACGCGCCCGCGCTCGTCCGTGATCGTCACTTCGCCCACCACTTCCCGCTCCGCAGGCATGGGCGGAATGCCGAGCAAGTCGCCGATATGGTCGCGGATGATCGATGCAACACGGATGATGTTGGATGCGTTGTGCGGCGACAGGCCGAGCGCACAGGTGAAGTCATAGGCCGTACGCGCTGCCTCGGCCCCGTCACCAATCGCCTCCGACCAAATCCAGGCGTTCTTCTGAAGCACGACGCAGGGGATGAACTGATCGTGCCTCTGGGCACTGGTGGGCTTCAGGACAAGGCACGGCAGCGGCCCGTCCCGGTGCAAAAGCCATGTGCCGATGGCCTCAAGGTCGCCATGCCGCTGTTTCCAGGCATAGCGCGTGAGGTCGAGGACGTGATCGTTCATCAAATGCCCTCTTTCGCAACCGTAGCGTGCGCGGTCGCGTTAGTCCGGGTTAAACCCCCGGAAAATCGCCAATCAGAAGTTGTTAAGCGGTGCGCCAGTTCGAAGCCCGGCGCTTCTGCGGGTTCCGGGATGATGGAGCCCGATAGCCTTGTGCCCACTGCCGCAAGGCATCGGCATAGTTCGAATACCTGTCGTGCAGCGGCTCATCCGCGTAGCTGTCCGTTCGCTCGATGTACCGCTTGCGGTAGTTGTCGAGAGCCACGATCCCGTCCGCACACTCCGTCGCGTCGAAATAGACGTTCCCGCGAAGCTCCATTCGGGTCTGGTTGATCCCGATCAGGACTTCCTGCACACGATCGACAACATCGAACGAATGCCCCGGCATCAAGCCTTCAAGAAGCTGCCGAACTGACTTCCCGGTCTGGAGCGACTTGTTGTCCGCGTCGTGGGGCAAGTAATGCCTACCAAGCACATAGCCCCTGTTCAGGACATACGCGGCGTAATGATCCAGTGCCTCGCCGGAATTCTCGTAGGCATGGATGAACCGATGCTCTCCGGCGACGAACTGATGAAACCAGATCGCCGTCGTGTCGTTCCAGCCCAGATCCCAGAACGTGTTAACCGGGACGCCAGGCTGATACGGCACAGCGCGGATTCGCCCAGATTGCCGGAGCGCGGCCATCTCGTTGGCGTAATAGGCGCCCTTGGCCTTGGTACCGGACCACAGCCCCTTCAGAAGGGCGTCGCGCTCCTCCGGCGGGAGCTGCAAAAGGGCCTCGCGATAGCCCGTTCCGTCAAGGTGCGGGTTATCCGAAAGCCGCCCCGGAATGAACCGCCGCCGGATCGTCGTGACGCGGTTATGTTCGGGGTCTTCGATATCAACAGGGATGTTCGTTTCCGACCCATCCTCAGAAATGCCCCACCGCTCCATGACCCACTTCTGCCCCGGCCCGTCCGGGTTTGTCGTGGATCGAATGTACCGCGGCAGGCTCTTGTCTGTGGATCGGCACCGAGAAAACAGGTAGAGATAACAAACCGGCGTCGGCCACAGCGTCAGCTCATCGAACCCGATGTAGTTCCACGCCCTGCCTCGGTAGCGGAACCTGTCATTGTCGTGCTGAAGATAGCCAAACTCAACCTTTGCCCCAGACGGGAACGTCCACACTTTTTCAGTCTGGTTATATGTCGCGCCTTCAACGATGGCCGGGTAAAGTTCCCTGGACCGATCTATGAGGTCGCGAAGCTCGGGGAACGACCGGCGAAACAAGATAGCCCGATGCGCCGCATTTCCCGGCCCCCCGTGCTGAAGGCAGAGCGCATCAATCAGAAGCGCGTCTGACTTTCCCGCGCCGGCTGCGCCTCCGTAAAGAACCTCAAAGTCATCGCAGGCCAAAAGGCGCGATTGCCGCGGCGTCGGGCGCCACAGCACATCAGCTGTCTCCGTCATCCTTCACAGAGACCACAACATCAGCGCACTCCTTGGCTGGGACGATGACAACCTTTGTGGCGATCGGTCCACCATCCTTGCCCGTGTGCTCCAATAGCTGCTTCTCGCGCCATTCGTCAGGCCGGCGGTTCTTGAGCCAGAAGATTGCGGCTGTCGTGTCCGGCGTGATGCGCTCGGTATATGGTGCGTAAACCGGCTCTAGAGCCCCGGCCGGCATGAAAATCTTGACCGCCTCTTGCTCGTACCCAACCGCGCGGTGGAATAGGCTGCGCTCTACACGGGCGTCCGCTTCGTCTTTCCCCGCCTTTAGGGCGTGCAGAAACTCGCTGTGCTGGGCCTTCCAATTCGCGATGGTCCGCAGGCTCACCTCGAAGAAGGCGGCAAGATCCTGGTCCGTGGCACCGAGCTTGCAGAGCTTACCCGCCTGCTTCGCGAATGTGTCCTTGTAGACGGTTGGGCGGCCGACGCGCTCGGGGGCATCAGGCTTAAGCCCCTCTGCCCTGTCCGCCGCAGCTTTCACAGCTTCCGGGTCTACGCGGGGACGCTTGCTCACTTCCTCACCTTCCTACACCTCAGCTTGCCCGTTTCCATCGTGGGCGCATGTGATGCAATGAGAGGCCAGTTCGCTACGAACACGCCCATCTCAGTGCTTACGATCTTCAAGATGTGAAGCAGGCCCCATGCGCTTAAGACAGGATTGGAGGTGAGCCAGATCGCAAGATCGGCTGGGCAATCCAGTCTTGTATGGCTCACTGCACTGTCACGCTCTCAATGCCGTCGAGCACGTCGGAGTCCACATCCGCACCGTCTATAGCCAGCCGCAGCAACTCCTCCTGCTGCCAGCGCAGAAGCGCATGCATGGCGATCATCGCTTCGTTCAGTCGCTCAAGGCACTCACGGTGGATCATGAAGTACTCAGACCCGTTGATTGCGATGGCCAGAGCATCGGCCACATAGGCGGCCCTGCGATCCTCTTCCATCCCTTGGGATTGGATCATGGCCGTGATGACCGGCTGGATGATGGATTCGGACACGTCGGTTATCTCGGTCATGCCCTTCTATCCTCTCGCCGGCATGACCAGCGATGCACTGTCAGCCAGGGGTGCCGCACGGCCCATTCGGTCATGGCCTGCGCGCATTCGATCGGGAGCGCTGCCTCAGTGGGCGCGCGCTCTTCGCGGCATTCTGCGGGGCTGGAGGCGAGGCAGACAGTGAGGACGAGGGTCAGCATCACGCCGCAGCGAGCTTTGTCCGCAGCAGATAGCCCTCAAGTGCCCAGATCTTGTTTCGGGCGTTGTCCCGAGCGATCTTGCGGCCAATTTCGGCGTCGAAGTTCTCAGGGCTCGCCGCGGCGCTCTCGCCGACAACCTGAAATCCGTTGCGCAGGGTGAGCGCACAGACGGTCAACGTGGTGCCGGGGAAGACGTGGTAGGCTTCGCCGACGATCTGAGCATCGATGTGGCCCGGCGTCAGGCGTGGGGCATTGAGCTGCTTACGCTGAATTTCCGATTCAATAGCGGCTTCGTCTTTGGACATCACATTCTTCCTCTGCGGGGTGAAGTCAGGGCTTGCAAGCGTATCCCACTGTCCACCAGAAGGCGGCCCATATGACGAAGATGCCGATGAAAACAAGCATCAGAGCCAGCGCGCGCCAGTCGGAGACGACAGGTCGTGGACAGCACCGCCGATGACCGCTTCAATGGCAGGGGCCGGCGCGCCAGTGACTTTCATATAGCCGAGGTACGGGCCGCCATGGACGCAACGGTCCTTCAATGGCCCTACGGTGTAGACCCGGCAGGTATCGCACACCGGGCACTTATAGGGCTCGGTCGGATGTTCGTCGCGGGACTGCATCAGCTTGCCTTAGTGAACCTGCCACGGGAGTCGCGAGGCTGCGCTGGAGCCATATGAAGGCCGCAGATGACGCCAATGCCGAGGCCGCTAGCAAAGGGCAGAAGCGTCAGCAATAGCACAGTGCCCATCACTTCCTCGGATCATGCAGCGCGGCTATGCACAGCATCACAGCTAGGCCGAATACAGCTATCAGGGCGATGTGTTGCATGAGAGAAGACCGCGCCGTACCGAAGCAGAGGACGCGGCCATGTTTCCGTTGCCGCTGTTCCCGGAGGCCCCATGCGGGGATCGTCCTGCCGGCTGGCTTCGGGCGCGCGATGGCCATAGGCTTCTTTCGCGCCCTCGCGGCTCTCCCGCTGTATTCTAGCGCCGGAGGCCAGCCCGGCGGCCGTGGTGGGTAGGGACGCTACTCCCACGGACTTGAGGCTCACGAAGAGCAACTTGCTTCGACGCCGACCGCAGCCTGGTTTCCTTTGGCTGCCTCATGGCCTT